CACCGTGACAGCCGCCGGGTTGGTACGCTTTGCGCGGTACAGGAACGGAAGCGCGTGGGCGGATGCGGTGGCGAATACTTGGCTCCCGATTGATATTTTCTTTATCCTCGAATGACAAAAATCTGGAAGAAGGTCAAGACCTATGGACACGATCATTGTTGCGGTTATCTCTTTGGCAGGGACTTTGATGGGCAGTTATTTTTCAAACAGCAAAACGACCGCCCTGCTATCCTACCGAATGGAGCAGCTTGAAAAGAAGGTTGAAAAGCACAATTCCGTAGTTGAGCGGACGTATAAGCTGGAAAAAGACGTGGAAAAAGCGTTCATCCGAATTGATGAATTGCGGGAAGATATCCACCAACAGGGATAAGAGAAAAGGCCGGGGCGGTTGCCTCGGCCTTATTTTTAGTTTTGCGGTACAGGAAGTCCCTTTTCAAGCATGGCATTTCTGCTCATGTCATCAGCGGGAACCCAACCAGCATAAAGCAATTCTTTGATGTATGCTTTATTATAGATAAACGGAAGTACAAACCATGCGAAGCCGCATGTCACGAAGCTGAGAACGAGAGAAATAAGTGTCCACTTGAAATCGCCACGAAAAAGAGGAACAAAGAAACCGAAAAAGAGCATCGTCCATGAGAAACCGAGCTTCACCTGTTTTGTCACGCCGACCGAGTTTTTCAAATAAACTTTCATTTGCGTTGCCTCCCAATAGTGGAATATTTTGTATCTGCAATATATCATGCACATTATTTTGAAATTGTCAATAGAATTACAAATTATGACGAAAATGTAAAAAAGACGCGCACCCGATGGATGCACGCCTCTATTTTTGCTTGTAGTTAATTCTTGCGCCGTTCGGTGCTAGAATTAACCACAAACAGAAGTCAAAAAAAAGTAATGTCTTTGATATCCCTTTTTCCGTATCTGCCTTTACCCCAGTCGATTTCAATTTCTTCGATGAAGGAACGCCAGAAAGAGCGCTTGTGTTCATCGTCCAGCGAGTTATACAGATCACGCCAGCCGGATTGAAAAAGGCATTGAATCCGTTCATAATCAACATGACCCATTTGCTGCTGCTCGGCTTGTGCCGCTTCGATTTTCTCCACGATGGCATCATATTTCCGATCATATTCCTCTGCGGATTTGATGCGATTTTTCTGCCATGAGTAATTGAGGCGGTCTAGCTCGGCCTGTAACTCGGCGACATTATATTTGCTTGTTTTTTCGCTTTCCGCTTCGATAGCATTTACTTCAATCATTTTTCTGTCAACAATGCTTTCGATTTTATCAAGGAGGACTTTTTCAAGGGTTTCTTCAAACACGGTATTCCCATAATCACATTTTTTATCGCGGAGTTTTGAGTTGCATCTATATGTCTTATATGTGACGTTCCTTATCCCTTTGTTTGGACTGTGCGTCCCACCTGTAAGCCGCCTTCCGCAAATTGGGCAGAGAATCAACCCGGAAAAAATATAGGTTCTTTTTTCGCCTGTGTCCCTTGGCGTTCTGGATATGAGCTTTTGCAAGCGGTCAAATTCTTCGCGGCTGATGTACGGCTCACAGTAATTCGGATTTCCCTTGTATTCTCCGCAAATCATTTCGTTTTTGAGCATGTTTATACACGCGTTATAGCTCAAACTCATACCGTATTTGTTATTTACATAGGACATCGCGCCCCTGATTGCTCCATGTGTCAGAGCGTGGTTGATTAAGTCCATCGCGATTTCTTCGTGCTCTTTGGCAATGTACTTGTGACGCTCGCCATTTTCCGGGGCGGAAACCGTATAACCGAACGGCAAGCACTGTGCGCCAAAGAGCGGCTGGCCGGATTTGATCTTGTATTCATTGACCATGCGGATACGTTCTCCGGCTTGGTCGGCCTCAAATTGCGCCATCGTGAGCTTCATATTGACGAAAGCCTCGCCGGACGGAGTGGAAAGGTCGTATTTTTCCTCGGTGGCCGTCCAGATCACGCCGCCGATGGCCAAGCGCTTCATGCACTCGTGATACTCGGCGACGGAGCGGAAGAAGCGGTCGAGCTTAATAAAGATGATGCGCTTGAATTTTCCCTTTTCCGCGTCCTGTATCATGCGCTGCAATTCAGGACGCTTTTTGATGAGCTTGCGGCCAGACACACCTTCATCCTTGTACCACTCAACGATCTTCATGCCGTGCTTTTCGGCGTATTCCGTCAGCTTCTCAATTTGCGCCTCAATGGATATGCCGTGTAGCTTTTGCTCCTGCGTGGACACGCGGATATAGGCGGCGACTTCCTCAATGTATTGATTTCTTTTGACCTGTTCTTCTATGATTGACATTTACGATTCATCCCTTTTGTCGTTTATCGGTTTCTCCTTCTTGCTATCTATCAATCTGCCCTGCAAGATAATCAGGGCGGCGGCGGAAGCCAGCACGAAAACGCTAAGCAACGTCGCCAAGGGCGACACACTGCTGCCTTTGATGAGGCCGACGTTTTCATTGCTGACATCCATGGCGATGTAAAACATCAGCGCCACGACCAGAAGCACGCAAAGCGCAATGAGGCACTGTGAAACACGCCTCCACGCAGCAATGGATTCTTCGAGCCGTCGCGTGATATCCTTTTCGTGCTTCACCTCGGTTTCGAGGTCGTGGGCGTGTATGGTCAGCGCGTCGTCTGCCTCCGGCGGTGGGGAACAATCAAACTCCGCGTCCGTGCAGCCGGAGAGCAGGCGGATAATGGGCTGGATGGTTGAGAAGCGGACATCCGACCCGGAGGACGAAAGCAGCCTGTCAACCGTGCCTTTCGGCACATTCGTTGCAGCGGCGATATCCGCATTGGATAAGCCGAGGCTCTTCTTTCTGGCCTTGCACCAGATCAGCAGCTCGTCGCCTGTCATGGTCAGCAAACGTTTGAGACATTCCCTGCCGGGGTTTTGGCAATTCAGACATTTCGAGTACATGGCAAAGCCTTCTTTCTGTAAACCCGTCCTTTCATGTGCAATTCTTCCCGTTACATCATATTCGATTCGTATACATTTTTATGACTGGGCATAAAAAATCACATACGATGTGAATACATCACCTTTGCCCGTTGCGATTATCCGCGCGGGGTGATAGGCTTGAATCAGGGTCGAAACGGCCTATCTTCCAGAAATGCGGGGGCGTTCGGGTGGTGCTGCTGCGCTCCCGCATTTTTCCCAAAAACTGAAAATTGTGAATGTAAGAAATCGTATTGCAAGACAAAAATTATACGTGTATCATATTTTTTGTCTAAAATCAAGCGGAAAGGGGCAAGCCCAAAATGAGCGCTATTGACCAGCTTATATCTTACATACAAACCCTAACCCCCGAACAGGTGGAAAAGGTTATTTTCCAGATTCCACGATTGTCCGAATTACTGATAGAATCATCGCCGCCTTGTCTTCCGGGACAGTCCGCACAAAATCCATAAGCTCACGCATATTATCAGAAAGCCCCTCATCTGCGTCGGGCTTTTTTTGCTGCTCTTCCGGCGGCTTTTCTTCTATCAGGTCGGATTTCTGGATTCCGAAATAATCCGCCATGATTTCGATTCGATCTATGCGCGGGTATTTCTTTCCGTTCACCCACTCCGTCACGGTGGAATATGGAAAGCCCCATATATTCGCAAGCTCCCGCCTGTCTTTTCCAGATTGCTCGATATAGTATTTCAGATTCTTCGAGAATATGGCCTTGTTGCCAAGTGCGCTCAACCTCATCACCTCCTTCCACCTATATATTACACCTAAAGCGGCATGATTTCAATAAAAAAAGAAAAAAATTACGCTTTTAGTGTTGACAAAGTTATTCTGAAATAGTATTATGGTATCGACGATAACGCTTAAAGCGTTTTGAAAGGCAGGTGGCAAATGTGAGGATTTCATTGAAGGCTGCGAGAATCAATAAGAATTTGACGCAAGAGCAGGTGGCGGACGAGCTGAATGTCACCAAGAAAACCGTTGGTTCTTGGGAAAAAGGGAAAACCCGTCCAAAGCTGGAAAAGATTGAACCTTTGTGTGCGCTGTATGGCGTAACCTATGATGACATCGCGTGGAACACCTAATTTTTTTGCAGCAAATAACGCTTAAAGCGTTATTTAGATGTAAAAGGAGCGAGAATATGAACGATTGGTATGCGGCAGAGGCCAAGAAAAACAGGGTTGACTACACTGACGAGTTCTACCGCGATGCGATATTGACCGAAGACGAAAAAAAGTATTTCTGGCGAACCGTTGATGAAGTGCTTGACGCAACTGGATTCAACATCCCCGTTTATATGTTCAATCACGACATACTGCCGAAAACCTGCTGCGATGCGTTGGGCATCCATTGGAAAAAAGTTGATGGAAGCGATGAGTTCATCACTGTGGATACCTACTTCATCCACGAAAGTTATGATATTGCTTTCCACGGTGCGTATAACATCGACGGTGAAACGCTTGTTTCTGTGCTTTGCCACGAACTCGCGCATATCCGTTATCAGCGCCACACGAAATATCACGCTGACTTGACCGAAAAATACATCGAAATGGTGGAGCGGAAAGAGGCGAACAAATGAACGAATTGCAGGTCTTTGAGAATGCCCAGTTTGGGCAGGTGCGAACGATAAATCGCAACGGCGAACCGTGGTTTGTGGCGAAGGATGTATGTCTTGCTCTTGGTCATAGCAATGTGAGCATGGCACTTGACCGATTGGACGATGATGAACGGGCTAAGTTTAACTTAGGTCGTCAAGGCGAAACGAACATCGTAAATGAGCCGGGGCTTTACAGTTTGGTACTCGGCAGCCGGAAGCCGGAGGCGAAAGCCTTCAAGCGCTGGATTACCCACGAAGTTATCCCCAGCATCCGCAAAAATGGCGGCTACATCGCCGGGCAGGAAACCATGACGGACGACGAGCTGCTGGCCAACGCCTTGATGGTCGCCCAGCGGAAGATCGAGGCGCGGGATAAGCAGATCGAGGTGCAGGAGAAGCAAATCGAGGCCATGCACCCGAAGGCACTTTTCGCGGATGCGGTCAGCGCGAGCAAAACGTCAATCCTCATCGGAGACCTCGCCAAGCTGCTGAAGCAGAACGGCGTGGATATCGGCCAGAAGCGGCTTTTCCAATGGCTGCGGGAAAACAAGTACCTCATCAGCCAGAAGGGCGCGTCGTATAACAGCCCCACCCAGCGAAGCATGGAAATGAAGCTCTTCGAGGTCAAGGAAACGACCATCACCCACGCCGACGGCCACATCACCATCAACCGCACGGCAAAGGTGACGGGCAAAGGGCAGGTTTATTTCATCAACAAGTTTGTTGGCAAGAGCTGACGGCAGAAAGGAGCGTCCAGATGGACGGGAACGGGAAAGAACAACTGGCGGTAAAGATTTTGACGGTGCTGGCTAACCTGTACGCCGACCAGATGGGCGTGAAGGTAGATTTCACCATCAAGACCGTGGACGAAAAAGAAAGGAAGCCGATGTATGAAAAAGTATGAGCTGACCGACGAAACCCGCGTCTGGGAAGGCCGGACGCTGCACCGCATCCGGGCGCTCATCGAGCTGGAGCTGGACACTGGCGATACCGTCAAGCCGGGTGATTTGGGCGGATGGGTTGAAAGAGAGCTGAATCTGGCGCAGGAGAGCAACGCGTGGATTACCGACGAAGCGATTGTCTGCGACAGCGCGCGGTGCTATCAGAGCGGACTTGTGAGCGACAACGCGATTGTCATCGGAGAAGCGCAGGTGTTCGGCGAGGCGTGGGTTTGTGATAATGTACGGTGCTATGGGCATGCGAACATTTTCGGGACTGCGTGGATTCACGGTAACGCCAGAGTACATGAACACGCGTCGGTGGCTGGAAACGTATGGGTTCGCGGCGATTCGGAAGTATGCGGATTCGCGGCGATTTCTGGCAACGTGAAAATCAATTCGGCGTTTGTCGGCGGCTTTACGGTAATCCATGATACGGAGGACATCGGCGGCTAAAAGAAAGGGGGGATGACCGTGCACAAGCCTGTATGCGTAGAGTGTGACCGCATGATTACGGATGAATCAGCCTTCTACATTGAAGGCGAGTGGGTTTGCGAGGGCTGCATGGAGACTTACAGACGGGAGGTGCTGGAGGGCTAAAACCAGACAGCGCTGGAAGATAGGCGTTTCTGGCCGGAAACCATACAGGGAGGCCGGAAACCATGAAAGTATTGGAGTTATTTGCAGGGACACGAAGCATCAGCAAAGCGTTTGAGGCGCGGGGACATGAGACATTCAGCATTGAATGGTCAGAAGATTTTGAAAACATCAGCCTCCGCGCCGACGTGAGCACGGTGACGGCGGACATGATTCTGGAGCGGTTCGGGCGGCCTGATGTGATTTGGGCAAGCCCAGACTGTACAACGTTCAGCATCGCCGCCATCAGCCATCACAGGCGGAAGAACCCGGAGACGGGCAACCTCGACCCGGTGAGCGATTACGCGAAATTCTGCGATGAGGTTGACCAGCATGTGCTCGACCTGATACGGGCGCTCAAGCCGCGCTTCTGGTTCATCGAGAACCCGCGCGGCGGGATGCGAAAAATGGTATGGATGAAGGGCATCCCCCGATATACCGTCACCTATTGCCAATATGGCGACAAGCGGATGAAGCCGACCGATATCTGGACGAATCATCCAGCCCCACGATTCAGGCCGCCATGCAAGAATGGCGCATTCTGCCACGAAAGAGCGCCGAGGGGCAGCCGGACAGGCACCCAAGGGCTGAAAGGCAGCAAAGAAAGAAGTGTCATTCCTGCGGCGTTATGTGAGCACATCGTGGATATCTGCGAAAACCCGTGAATGGAAGATAGACGTTTTGACCCCAAGAAAAAGAAAGGGGTCAAGACGCATGAAAGAGTTCAAGAGTTTTTACAAAGAGGTCGCAGGAAATGAAGGCGGAAAGTGCCGTTACAACGTGCGGCTGGACACATACGGCTGCGGCTGCCAGCATGATTGTTCATACTGCTATGCCAAATCGCTTTTGAGCTTCCGAAACCTTTGGGACAGCGTGGAGCCGTCCGTCGCGGATATCGGGAAGATTGAGCGGAAAATTGCGAAGATTCCGAAAGACACCATCATCCGCCTCGGCGGGATGACCGATTGCTTCCAACCGCTGGAGGAGCGGGCGCGGGTGACGCGCGAAACCCTCCGGCTGCTCAACGCCTACGGCATCGGCTATCTGATTGTGACGAAATCCGACCTGATTTGCGAGTACATGGACATTCTCGACCGGGAAAAGGCGCACATCCAGATCACGACGACGTGGATTCCCTGCGAGAAGGCCGTGAGCACGGAGCGACGCATCGCGGCCATCGAGGCGCTACATGCGGCGGGCTATGATGTGGCCGTGAGGCTTTCGCCCTATCTCCCCCAGTTCGTGGATTTTGAGCGGCTGAGCTCCATCAAGTGTCCGAAGATCATCGTGGAGTTCCTGCGGGTGAACCACTGGATAAAGAAATGGCTGCCGCTCGACTATTCGGAATGGACGGTCAAGCATGCCGGATATCTCCATCTGCCGCTTGAAAAGAAGATTGAGTATCTATCCCGCGTGACGGGCTTTGACGAGGTGAGCGTCTGCGAGGACGTGACCGAGCATTATGCCTACTGGCGGGAGTGCGTGAACCATGACAAGGGCGATTGCTGCAACCTGAGAAAGTGAGGAAAACATGAAATACTATTCTATCGACGAGAGCACGGCGCGGCTCTCGCATGAAATGATGTCGATGAGCGACTATCAGAAGGGCGAGAAAACCCTTGAATATCGCGGCCTGTGCGATTTCGCCGCCGAAATGGCCGAGCGGGAAAAGAAGCGCAAGCCGGAATACGCGGAGGCCATCGACGCGCTGCTGGACAGATACGCGAGGAAGCTGGCGGAATGGATGAACACGGAAAGCCGCATCGGGACGCTTTGCCCCTCCGTTTTCATTGCCGGAGGAGATGGCGTTTCCGCCAAACGCAAGGCCAAGCAGAACGCACGGATGGATGCGCACATGAAGAAACGCGCGGAAATCGACAAGCTGCTCGACAAGATTTGCAAAATCGGCACGGGCGGCATCAAGGCCGGGGATGCGGGTGTGCTGGTGAAGCTGGAAAGCAAGCTCGCAGACCTGCGGGAAGCGCAGGAAACCATGAAAGGCGTGAACGCCTACTACCGCAAGCATGAGACACTGGAGGGCTGCGACCTGCTCACCGAAGGACAGATTGAAAAGCTCAAGGTGGCCATGACCAGCCCGTGGCGTACAAACTCCGCGCCTTTTGCCCCCTATCAGCTGCAAAACAACGGCGCGGAAATCCGGCGGATTGAAAAGCGCATCGAAGCTATCAGCGCCATCAAGGAAGAAGGCACCAAGGAAAGCACGGTCGAGGGCGTGGACGGGCTGCTCGTGGTCGAGAATACGGACATCATGCGGATTCAGCTTTTCTTTTCTTATAAGCCGGATGCAGACGTGCGCGACATTCTCAAGGCCGAGGGTTTTTGCTGGGCACCGTCTCAAGGCGCGTGGCAGCGCCAGCTCACGGAAAACGGGCGCTTTGCGGCCAAGCGAGCCGTCGAGCAAATCAAAAATCTCTATGCGGAAGGTGATAACGGATGAAGAAAAACGAATGGGAGGCTTATTACGGGCAGGACACAAAGCCCAGCAAGTACGGGGCAAGGAAGGTCGTCGTGGATGGCGTGACCTTCGATTCCTCGAAAGAATATATCCGCTGGCGGGAATTGCAGCTTCTTCAGCGCAGCGGCGAAATCTGCGAGCTGCAACGTCAGGTCAAGTTTCCCCTGCTCCCTGCTCAAGAATACAAGGGAAAGCGCGTGGAAGCGCCTGTTTCCTACATTGCGGATTTTACCTATATTGACCACCGCACGGGCGAATATGTGGTCGAGGACGTGAAGGGCTTTAAGACAAAAGAATACATCCTCAAGCGGAAAATGATGCTTTATTTCCACATGCTCCGCATCCGGGAGGTTTAAGGGGGAAGGCGGCATGAAGAAAAAGCCCCCCCAAGAGCGAAAAAACACGATCAACAAAAGGCCTGGGCGAATCGTCGCCCTCTGTACGGCCAAGGGCAAGGTTATCTATTGCGAAGACCCACTCAAGCAAAGAAAGGACGGGAAAACATGATTTTGAACATTTGGAACATCCTGCTGACTGGCTTTTGCTTCCTGTTGGCTGGCGGCATCATCCTCGGCGTGGTCGCCTTCATCACGGGCGCGGTTTATCTGAAGGATTGGGAACGGATGGAGGCGGACAGCAAGCATGACCGTTGAGAAATCGCCGTGGACAAGCACGGCAGACAAGAAGACCCTGCCGCCATACGGCAAGCGGGTGATTATTCAAACCCGCTGGGGCTATGCGCTGGAGGCGGAGCGGATGCGCGGGACGTGGCGCTCCGCCCTCTATAGCACGATCATCGACGAAACCAACGTCCTCTTCTGGATGGAGAAGCCGGAACTCCCGAAGGAAGCGGACAAACCGCCGGAACGTAAAGCCGAACAGACGGGGTTTCAGCAGATGATGATGGAGGCGTGAAATTATGCAGCGGGCAGAGCCTATCAAGCATGGAAATGCAGAAGGTTATGTTGTAAAACAAATTCCTTTTGCGGATGTGCCTTTTTTGAAGTTCAGCAGCGCGGAGAGCTATTCTGAGTTTGCCGGAGCGTGGGAACGTATGAAGGCGGTGAAAGGCAGATGACAAGCAAGGAAACATATCACTGGTACAAAGAACACGGTATTTGCGTCAAATGTCATCAGGCGGATGCTGTTCGGGGACAAGTGCTTTGCCTGAACTGCCGAGATAAAAGCAGGGAACGCTCAAAGATGACTAGCATGAAAAACTATTACTGGTACAAAGAACACGGTATTTGCGTCAAATGCCATCAGGCGGATGCAATTCGGGGGCAGACGCTTTGCCCGAATTGCCGAGAGGAAGACGGGGAACGCCAAAAGAGATACCGAGAAAGCATAGAAGGGGAAAAACGGGTTGAACGCCTTAAAAAGCTGAGAGAGCAGAATAAACGCAGATATGCGGAGAAAAAGGAGCTGGGAATCTGCGTTGCATGTGAGCGTGAGGCGGCACCGGGGCGCACATATTGTTCCGTTCATCTTGCAAAAGCTCGTTACCGGAGAACCATGACAGCAGGATGGAAAGCGCCGAATGAATGTCGGTATTGTCACGAGCCGCGAGTGGAGGGCTTTGCCCTCTGTGCAAAACACCTGCCCCGAATGCAGGAAACAGGGCGAAAGGTGGGGAAGCTGCCCACTCCGCCGTGGCATCCGTGGCGGACAAGATACAAAGCAGATGGAGGCGTAAAATGCAAGCCGTGAAGATATGCGACGAAGGCGCAAAGCGGCTTATTGTCGGAATTGTGAAGCTGGCGGCGGCAGATTGGCGGCGGTCATATCAAAAACTGAAAAAAGAACCGTATAATTATACGGCGAATTGCAGGATTGTCGATTGTGAACGCTTCTTCTGCTCCGCCCACTTCGAGCGGCTGACGGCTACTGACGGGCGGGAAATGCTTGCCCGAATGATGGAGGAAGAAAACTATGAGTGAAAATCCGAAATGCCCCGGATGCGGGGCTGACATGGAATTGATGCATTTGTGCAAAGCCGCATTTTGCTACGCCTGCACGAAATGCGGCTGGGATTCGCCAATCGGAGTTGATTCAGAATCAGCACTTAGAATGGCCTTGCACCGTTTTGAGCCGGAAAACAGGGTGCTGACCTTCGGCGAGATTGCCACATACGCTGACCTTCCAGAAATGACGTTGATGTGGGTGGAAGTAAAATTTGCGAAAGAAAGCGACATTTTTCAGGAAATTCCAATTGGTTACAACGGTGAGCTTGTGCAATTTCTTTATCCGAATGGTGCGCGGTTATATACAGATAAGCATAATTACCCGCCAGAAGATTACGGTAGCCGCTGCTGGTTGAGAAAACCGACGGCGGAAGAAACGAAAAAAACGCCTTGGAAGGAAGAAAGCCATGAGTGAAACGCCAAAATGCCCATATTGCGGGGATAGGATGGAACTGCAAATCATAACGCCTGAGTTTGGGAAAGAAACCTATACCGTATGGTATCAGTGCGTGGTGTGCGATAGCACCTCTCCGCAGCTTGAGATTCCCGCAGATAGCACGGACAGCCAGATTGAGGCGAAAGCTCGTGCATCTGTGATGCGCCGCATCGAGCCGGAAAACCGGGTGCTGACGCTGGCGGAAGCGCAAAAGAAGTGCCAAGAAGATAGAATCACATGGTATGAGCCTTTCCGTCATGAATCACCTATCGTTTTCCCGGCGTATGTTGCGCCTATTGACCCGACGGATGTGCTTGTCAATATATACGCTTTCTTTGCGAGCACAGAAAAAGAGGTCGAGCTTTACGGCAAGACGTGGCGCTGCTGGCTGAAGAAGCCGACCCAGAAAGAGATGAAGGTGACACTGTGGGAAAACTGATGACGAAAATCCGGCAGAAGCTATGCCGACATTGCTTCGCGATGGCACAGATCAAAACGGAGCATGATGAAGAATACTACATTTTTACTCACGTTTGCGTGAAGTGCGGTCAAAACTTTGTTGTGAGAATTCCACGAGATTATATTGATGCGTGGGAAACGGAGGACAAGCCATGAAAGCGCCTGAAGATATCAAGAAAGGGCTGTACGCTTGCAGCGCGGATGAGTGCCACGGTCAGCACACGGATTGCCCTTATAATGCCGGCCATACTGAACCGTGCATCATGTATGTGTGTGGGGATGCGCTTGCCTATATCAAACAGCTCGAAGGCCAGATCGACCGCATGCTCGACTATATGCACGGCGATTGCGGCGCATGCAAGCATCGGAACGTTCACGGCCTCGCGGGGACGACTTGCGGGGATTGCGTGATGGAATGGGAGCACCCGAATTGGGAGTACGCCGGGGAAGCCGACGAGAAGGAGAATAACAATGTTTGAGATTTACAAGGAGTTTATGGAGTTTGCCGTGTACCTCATGGACGGGAATTTCTTCAGCAAATGTGGCGGGCTATTCATCGCCTTTGTTGCCACCGTCTACCTCATCAAGCTCGTTCTCCTTCCCTTTTATGTCGCGGAAATTTGCAAAATGATGAAAAAATAAGCGCACAAACGAAACAGCGCAAACGGAGGTGATTTTATGGCCGCTGTAAAGTGGGTGAAAATCACGACGGACATGTTCGACAACCGAAAAATCAAGCACTTGCGCAAGCTGCCGGACGGAAACAATATCGTCCTCATCTGGGTGATGCTACTGACGATGGCGGGGCGCTGCAATGCTGGAGGCATGATCTTTCTGACCGAGAACATCCCCTACACGCCCAAGATGCTCGCCGACGAACTGGGTTTTGAGGAAAACACGGTCAAGCTCGCCATCAACGCGCTGGAACAGCTCAACATGGTCTGCACTGATAATGGCTTTTTCTCCATTGCCGGGTGGAATGAGTATCAAAACATCGAAGGCATGGAGAAAATCCGGGAACAGACGCGCCAACGCGTGACCGCTCATCGCCAGAAACAGAAGGCGCTTGCGGCTGCTGCACAGAGTAACGTTACATGTAACGTTACAGTAACGCAAAGTAACGCAACAGAAGAAGATATAGATATAGATAAAGAGAAAGAAAAAGAATATAGGGATATGGGCGCATCCGCGCCCAATCCCTCCCCCTCCCACAAGCCGAAGAAGCCTGTGAAACACAAATACGGGGAATACGCAAACGTGCTGCTCACAGACGACGAGCTTGAAAAGCTGAAAGAGGCGTTTTCCGACTGGGAAGAACGGATTGAGCGGCTTTCCGGCTACATCGCCAGCACGGGAAAGGCGTATAAAAGCCATTACGCCACCATCCGCAACTGGGCGCGGAAGGATGCACAGGCGCAACCCGTCACACGGAGGGCGGAGGGCGCATCTTACAGCCGGAAGCCGACAAAGGCCGAAGAGCTGAATGATTTCTACGACATGGCCGCCAACTGGGCGGCGGAAGGCGGGGAAAACGGATGAAAAACAAAGACATCAGGAGGAACGGCAGCGGCTACTATGACGAAACGGCCTTTAAGGCCATCAGCGGCATGAAGCCGCAACCGGGTGAAATCTGGACGCACAAGGTGAGCGACGGCCTGATGCTGGTGCTCAACCGGGATGAACATGTGTGCGCCTGCCTGAAGCTCGGAGAAAATCCAGCGATAAACAAAATCATGGTGCGCGGCAAGACGATGATGTGGACGAATCCCATCATGGTCGGCTATTGTTTCGACGAGGTGCTGGAGGCATACGTCAAGACCATGCCGGACACGGAATTTCTGGAAGTGCAGAAAGCCGTCAAAAAGGCGCTGGGACTTTCTCATGTGCCGGATAAGGCAAACGGTCAAGGCCATGCGCCGGAAGCGCACACGGACGAAAACAGCCCTATCTCCGATGATTTTGAAAAGCTGGTCGATGAGCGGGACAAGCTGAATGCGAAAATCAGCCAAAAGATGATTGACGAGTACACGACCCTCAAAGCGAAAATTAAAGTGCTGGAGGACATGAACGTGGAGAAAGGCGGTGCGCGGGAATGACGAAACAGGAATTTGCGGCGTTTGCCAGCGCGTTGAAAACCTACTATCCGCGCGAGCAGCTTCTCCCGAACGAACAGGCCATGAAGCTATGGTATCAGGAGCTTGCGGATATCCCCATGCAGATCGCGGAAGCGGCGCTGCGGAAGTGGGTATCGACGAGCAAGTGGTCGCCCACCATCGCTGACATCCGCGAAATGACCGTCGATGTCAAGCGCGGCGATGCGCCGGACTGGTCGGAGGGTTGGATGAAGGTCAATCTCGCCATCAAACGCTATGGCCGATACAGGCCAGCGGAGGCAATGGAAAGCCTCGACCCCATCACGCGGAAGGCCGTGAAGAATCTGGGCTTTCAAAACCTCTGCGATACGGAGGACATCGGCTACTACACGCGGCGATTTCAGCAAATCTTTGAAACGGAAGCCAAGCGGGAACAGATGCGCTATCAGCTCCCGCTCGGATTACAGGAAACCATTGCAGAGATTCAGGGCGAGTTCCGCTTCAAGCTCGAAAGCGGGGATGCGCATGGATAAAGAAAAGGTCTGGCTGGTGGAAGCCGTCGGGCACGACGCTTTCGGAAACTGGCTGCGCGTTTACACAGAGCACCAGTGCAAGAACATCATCGCGGCATGGGATTTCATTCAGAAAATCAATCCGGGAGGGGTTTTCACCTATGTCTGCATACGGGAGGGCGTGAAAGATGAGCGAGGCCAAGGATTACTTGAACAGAATCAAATGGTATGACGTGCTGATTGACAGCAAGCTGGAGGAAATGGAACGGCTGAACGATCTTGTCCGCCGGATAACGCCTAGCATGAGCGGAGCCGCTGGCGGCGGCAACGGGGACAAGCTCGGCGATACCGTTGCGAAAATTGTGGATTTGCAGGACGAAATCAACCGAAACATTGATGAGTTTGTGGCGCTCAAACAAGCGGCATCCTCCATGCTCTCGCAAATTACGCGGACGGATTATTACAAAATCCTGCACATGCGCTATATCCGCTATATGAGTTTTGAATCCATTGCGCAGGATATGGGCTGCACATACCGCTGGGCGACGAAGATGCACGGACAAGCCCTGCAAGAGTTCGACAAGGTGCTGAAGGCACAGAAACGGCTGGAGGAAGCCGAAAAGCGGGAAAATTGCAAAAAAAATTTTCGATAGTTCCTATTTGTTCCTAAAAGTTCCTTGAAGTTCCTATGTGTCGTGTGATAATATTATAATGCGCGAAGCAAACAAAGAGAACAAAGCGATAAGCCCGACGGGAATCACCATTTCCTGCCGGGCTTTTTGCGTGGAACCGAAAGGCGGTGCATCATGGGTAAATTGCAGGAGCTTTACCTCTGCCCCACCTGTATCTGTATTTGATACGCGTCAAGGGTACTGGCAGAAACGGAAAAAGGAATGGAAAGACATCGGTCTGCATAGCGACGTTGGCCGGGATGACCACCTTTTGCGCGGAGGTTTCAAAGAACTGGCGCAAAAGAGCGGCATGAACCTCACGGGAACGTCGATATTCGACCCGGTGCTTTGTGAAATCGTCTATAACTGGTACAGCAACGAGGGCGGATTGATCTTTGACCCGTTCGCGGGCGGTTCGGTGCGCGGCGTTGTGGCCGAGCTGCTGGGGCGGCACTATATCGGGATAGACCTATCACAGCGACAGGTGGACGCAAACCAGATGAACGCGGACGCGCTGGGCGTATGTCCGGCGTGGCATTGCGATGATAGCAGGAATATGAGTGACTACATACCAGACGGCAGCGCCGATCTGGTTTTTTCATGCCCTCCTTATCACAATTTGGAGAAATACAGCGACCATCCGCTCGACCTCTCCAATATGTCTTATGCGGATTTCTGCATGGCGTACAGCGATATCATCGGGAAAAGCTGCCGGAAGCTCAAGGATAACCGCTTTGCGGTGTTTGTCGTCGGGGATATCCGAGACAGCAAGGGCGCATATCGGGACTTTCTCGGCCTGACAAAGCGGCTTTTCATCAAAAACGGCTTGTATCTGTATAACGAATCCATCCTGCTCAACCAGTATTCAACGGCACCGATGCGAGCGGGGGGCGCGTTTTCCGCAAGCCGGAAGGTGGCAAAGGTTCATCAAAACGTGCTTGTCTTTTACAAGGGCGACATGAAGAAAATCAAGGAAACATTCAAAAATGAGTTCAAAAAAGCACCGCTTGAACGGTTTTTGACATGAAAGGAGGCGAGGATTGTGGTGAAGATGACCGACAAGCAAAAAAGATTCTGCGACGAATATCTGATTGACATGAACGGCGCTCAAGCTGCAATCCGAGCCGGATATTCAAAGAAAACCGCAAAGCAAATTGCAACTGAAAACCTATCCAAACCTTACTTGCGCGAATACATCGACAAACGGATGGCCGAAAAGGAAGCGGCGCTCATCGCCGACCAAGATGAGGTTATGAAGTATTTAACGGCGGTCATGCGCCGGGAAAAGGCGGAGCATGTCGTCGTCACCTGCACGGAAGAAACATCCTCCTATGTGCCGGATGCGGAAGGCAAGATGCGCAAGCAAACGGTGAAGAAGGAAACGCCGCAAATTGTCGAAATCCCTGCCAGATTGCAGGACAGCAACAAGGCGGCGGAGCTGCTGGGCAAGGCATACGGCATTTATACCGACAAAGTGGACGCGGATGTGGACATGAATCTGAATATCAAGGTGGATTATGGAGAAGAAAATGACGGTTGACGTTCTGGGAACGTCATATAGTATTGAGTTTTTTGATTACGACGAAAAGCCGTATTTCAAGAAACATGGGATAGACGGCTATTGCGACAGCGTGACCAAGAAAATCGTCATGTGCAATATGCAGACATATCCGGGATATGAGGATGAAACGCCTGAATATTGCAGAATGATCGAAAAAGCAACCCTGCGGCATGAAATCGTTCACGCCTTTTTCAATGAAAGCGGCCTCTGCTCAAGCTCATTTGAATTTGGCGGCGAATGGGCGAAGAACGAAGAAATGGTTGACTGGATTGCTTTACAGTTTCCAAAGATGATGAAAGCATTTGAAAGCGTTGATGCGTTGTGAACATAACGGTTAAAGCCAACCCCATCTTCCGCGAAGTTGACCAAAGCCGGAAGCGGTACATCATAATGAAAGGCTCGGCTGGTTCGGGAAAAAGCGTTGACACGGCGCAAAACTACATCCTTCGCCTGATGCGCGACGCTGGGCGGAATCTGGTCTGTATCCGCAAGTCGGATATCACCAACCGCGACAGCACCTTTGCCGAGCTGACGGGCGCGATTTATCGCATGTTTGGCGATAAAGCCGACCAGTATTGGGCGATTACAATGTCGCCGCTGAAGTTGACCTGCCGCCACAATGGAAATCAGATCATCTTCCGAGGGATGAACGACGAGCGCCAGCGTGAGAAGCTGAAATCCATCACATTCCAGCGCGGCAAGCTGACAGACGTTTGGTGCGAAGAGGCCACGGAGCTGACACAAGCGGACGTTGAAATCATCGACGACCGTCTGCGCGGCGAGCTGCCGCCGGGACAATTCTATCAGATACGCATGACCTTCAACCCGGTCAATAAGAACCACTGGATAAAGCGTGTCTATTTTGACATGCACGATGACAATGTGCTTTGCCATCATAGCACCTATCTGAATAACCGCTTCATTGATGACGCATACCGGGCGCGTATGGAGCGCCGAAAGATCGTAGACCCGGAAGGTTATACCATATACGGCCTCGGCGAGTGGGGCGAAATTGGCGGTCTGATTCTTCACAACTGGGAGGTCAGCGAGATTTCCCAAGACATGAAGGACTATCACGATGTCGCCATTGGGCAGGACTTCGGTTTCAACCATGCCAACGTCATCTTGACGCTCGGCGAGAAAGATGACGATATCTACATCATGCGGGAGATATACGTCTTTGAGAAGGACACATCCGAAATCATCCAGATGGCGGAAGATACGGATGTTCCGAAAAACAGGACGATGTGGTGTGACAGCGCAGAGCCGGACAGAATCCGCATGTGGAAGAAAGCCGGATATCGTGCCAAGGGCGTTGACAAGGGCGGCGCGAAAGGCTCTATCAAGGCACAAATCGACTGGCTCAAGCAGCGTCACATATACGTGCACCCGTCATGCGTGAATACGATCAAGGAGCTGCAACAATGGAAATGGCAGAAGAACGAGCAAACAGGCGAGTATCTGGATGAACCCGTCGCCTTTCAGGATGACGCGATGGCCGCGCTGCGGTACGGTGTGGAATCGTGGCGGAAGGCGCGGGGCTGGATGACATGAGAAAGAGCGAAAGGCGGTGAAACCGATGCTGACGGTCGAGGAAATCAGAACATTTATCGAGGCTGACAAGTGCAGCAAGAAAAAGCAGCTTGCGATGGTTGGCCAGCAGTATTATGAAGGCCAGCACGACATTCTGAAAAAGAGGATTTTCTTTTTCAATGCCGACGGCATTTTGGAAGAAGATAAAACCAAGGTGAACACGAAAATTCCGCATCCCTTCTTCAAAGAGCTGGCAGACCAAGCGGTTCAATACCTGCTTTCCTGCAATGATGGATTTATCCGCTCGGATGACCCGGATTTGCAAAACGAGCTTGACGATTACTTCAACGAGAACGAGGATTTCATCGCAGAGCTGAACGAAATCCTGACGGGGAGCATCGTCAAGGGCTTTGAATATGCCTATGCCTTCAAGAGTGAGGACGGGAAGACGCACTTTCAAGCAGCGGACAGCCTCGGCGTGGTCGAGGTACGAGCCAAAGAAACGGCTGACCAGTGCAATTATCTGATTTACTGGTATATTGACCGATTCGATAAGGATTCCCATGCTATCAAGCGGATTCAGGTGTGGGACAAAACGCAGACGTGGTTTTATACCCAGATCGAGGACGGCGAAATTGAACTGGATGAATCGGAAAAGGACAACCCAAGGCCGCACATTCTCTATCAAAAGGGCGAAAAGCTCTATATGGGCAATTATGGCGAAATCCCCTTTATCCGGCTGGATAACAACCGCAAGCAGCGCAGCGACATTGCCACCATCAAAGCCATGATTGACGATTACGATGTGATGAACTGTGGCCTCTCCAACAATATCGAGGACACAAACGAGGCGCTGTATGTCGTCACAGGCTTCGATGGGGACAACCTCGACGAACTGATGAAGAACATCCGGGCGAAAAAGGTTGTCGGCGTGGGCGAAGGCGGAAACGTCAACGTGCAGACGGTGGACATTCCCATCGAGGCGCGAAAGGCCAAGATGGAAACCGACGAAAAGAACATTTTCCGTTTCGGCATGGGCGTGAACATGGAAAGCCTGAAGGACACGGGCGCGACGGTCAGCATTGCCATCAAGGCGGCGTATTCCCTGCTTGATCTCAAGTGCAACATGCTCGAAATCCGCTTGAAGCAATTCATGCGCCGGATGCTGAAAATCGTGCTTGCGGAAATTAACCATGATAACGGCACGGACTATCAGCAATCGGACGTTTACTTCTGTTTTAAGCGTGAAACCATCGTCAACGAAGCGGAACAGGCGACCATTGAGCTGACCAAAGCCCAGCGGCGGGCGGCAGAGATCAACACCATTTTGAGCCTCGCCTCTACCATCGACGACGAAACCCGGCTGAAACTCATCTGCGAGCAGCTTGAAATCGACTATGACGAGATCAAGGACAAAGTGCCGAAGGAGGACGAAACCGGGCTGCCGCTCTATCAGGTGCAAAAAGAGCTTGACAACGCAAATCTGGAAGAATAGGCGTGATGAACCATGAGCATTGAACCGATTACAAGATTACAAAGATTTCTGCGGGTGCTGGCGGATAGCTCGGCAGATATGCCGGAACCGTTGAGAAATTTGGAAAAATGCTGCTGCTATGCGTGCGGACATCTGGACACCCGACCAGAGCTGCACACGACCCTCGAAAAGCTGATTGCATCCGTGCGCGATAAGTCCATCGTGCCGCCAAAGCCCAACACGCGCCTTGAAAAGTACGTGGCGGCAATGGCGGGCGTATGGGATGACGAACTGCCCGAACCCATCACAAGAGAGGATAAGATTCTTTTCGAGGCTGCATCCGGCGAGGATGTGACGCTTTCCGGAAATCCCCTCATACTGGAGAACTGCATCGGCGGGAAGGCACTAAAAGCGTTACACGTCTACGGCAAGAGCACGCAGGACGGCACGCCCAGCCCGGACAACCCTGTGCCTATCGTGATCGCGGGAGACGGCGGGAGCGTGGCGGTGAAGGTGACGGGGAAAAATCTGTTGTATATCCCAGATGATGTTAGGACAGTAAGAGGGGTTACTATTACATCTAAAAACGGGAGAATATCCATTTCTGGCACAGCGACTGAAAATGGGTATGTGTACCTTCCCGTTAAACAGATTAGCATACATGGCTTGGCGCTTTTGTCCTCAAACGTTTCTGCCCCGGTAGCAAAACTTGTGTCGGGATCTTGGGAGGTGTTATTCACTCAAGGCAAAGCTAATGCCACGCAGAGAGTTATAACACGCCTCTGCTTTGTTGTGAAGGAGGGGGAAAACTACGATTCTGATGACATAAATGTGCAGCTAGAACTTGGTTCAACCGCCACCTCCTACTCCCCATACCGCGAACAGCTCCTCACGCTCCCCACGCCCAACGGTTTACCCGGCATCCCTGTCACCTCTGGCGGCAACTATACGGATGAAAATGGGCAGCAGTGGATTTGCGACGAGGTGGACTTGGAGAGAGGGGTGCGGGTGCAGAGGGTTTACAAGGTTGATGTTGACGGTGAAAACGTTAAGTTCAAGCAAGAAGGCAAATACGCCAATCTTTCGTCAGGAAGGTTACCAATCGCCCGGTATGACATCGGCCAACGAACATACGGAGCTAGTACGTTTACTAGCCTATCTTGGTATTACAACGTGACAAATGGACAATTCTTATATCTGATTGCGGCTGACATTTCTGACCAGCTCAACGAATCTTGCAAAAAGCAGCTGGGCAAAGTCTATTACGCTCTCGCCACCCCCGTCGAGACCCCGCTCACCCCGGCTGAAATCGCCGCATACAAATCACTGACTACCTACGCGCCGACGACCGTCTTGCAAGCCACGGATGGCGCGGGGATGGAAGTAACCTACAAATGCAACGTGAGAAAAGCCGAAAAGACCATCAATGACCTGTACGCCGAACTTACGGCAGAATTGGAGGCATAACATGAGCACGACCGCGAGACTTTGCAAAATCCTGATTACCAAGAGCCGCTATACATACGATGATATGTATGCAAAGCTCGACCTTTTCCTCTTGATGGGTCGCATCAGCGATGAGGATTATGTCGAGCTGACCGGAATGCTGGTTAAGCCTGAAGAGACGGAGCAACCGGGGGACGGCGAGCAGAGCGATGTGATTTCCGGTGAATAAGGCCGAAAAAGAGGTCATCCAAAGCCAGCTTGACAACGAAAAGGCCGTGCTGCTTGATCTCAAGCGCCAGTATGCGCGGGCGCTGCGGGACATCAACGATAAAATCAGGATGCTGCAAAGCGATGAGCTGACGCAATCGCGGGCTTATCAAATCCAGTATCAGAAGGCGCTCAAGGCGCAAATCGAGGCTATTCTGGACAAGCTGCAAGGCGATGAATACAGCACGATTCAGCAATATCTCTTTCAAAGCTATACGGATTCATTTGTCGGCGAAATGTACGTCCTCCACGGGCAAGATGTCCCAATCATTACGCCTATCGACCAGAACGCGGCAGTGAAGGCGGTTGTCACGGATAGCAAGCTATCCACCAACCTGTACGCGGCGCTGGGCTATGATATGGACAAGCTGAAGAAACACGTCCGCGAGGAAATCACGCGAGGGCTTGCTTCTTCGCTGCTCTATGACCAGATCGCGCGGAACGTGGCCATGTATTCTGATTTGCCCCTTGCCAACGCCAAACGGATTGTCCGCACGGAAGGCCACAGAATCCAAGAAGCGTCAGCTGATGATGCACGGCAAGTTGCGAAGTCCAAAGGCGCGGACATTGTGAAGCAATGGAACGCAAGTCTTGACGGCAAGACGCGCCCCCTGCACCGGGCGCTTGACGGACAGATTCGTGAGACGGATGAACCTTTTGAGATTAACGGAATAAAGGTGATGATTCCGGGCGCTTTCGGTGACCCGTCGCAAGATTGTAACTGCCGATGTAAGGCAACCGGACGCGCACGGGCGGCGCTGGACGCCGACGAACTGGCAAGGCTAAAGAAGCGGGCGGAGTTTTTTGGGCTGGATAAGACGGAGAGCTTCGAGGACTTCAAAAAGAAGTATCTGAAAGCGTCTGAAACCGTTGAAAAAACTGGGAAAAATGGTATAATAAAAGCAGATAAGATTGTATCCGGCCACGCTGGAACACCGAAGAAGGCGACGCCGGGAACAGTCATCGACCATAAGAGCGACAGCGACGTGGTAAACGTCAGGAGCTTCTACGGCACGAACGGGTTGAAAGAAAAAGATATCCACACAGACGATCATGGTTATCCGAATCGGCATAAGTTCGGCCAGCATGGCGAACATGCCCACGATTATGAGTGGGATGAAAACGAACGGCTGAAGAATAAAACAACCAGAGAACTCAGCCAAGAAGAACGGGAAGGGAGCAGCGATATCTTGTGATGAACAAATCAGAATTGAGACAGATTATTCTTGATTGTTGTAATGATGTGGTTTTCACATTCAACGGCAAGGAATCTGGAATCACATCCGATGTCAAGAATTACGTCCCGACCTTCCACGCATGGCATGGAAAAGAAACGAAGTCATATTCCGATGTGGATGTGCTGATGGATGATGAGTTTTTCAGCGGGAAGTCAATTACAGACTTGATTGGGAAAGTTAAATTTACGTTTGCCTAAAGCACCGTTCAATCGAATGGTGCTTTTTTCATGCAAAAAAGACAGTCAAACGCGGCTGTCTTTTTATGTTGGATTTGAAAGGAGATATGAACCATGAAACCCTGCTTCAAAGTTTGGTTTAAGGCTGCCGGAATCCGTGCCATCAAGACGGTGGCACAGGCGGCCATCG